GCTTGGTGTAGAGAAGCCTCCTATCAAGGACTGGTTCAGCCTCTCACAAGAAGAATACGAACATCGTTGTAAGGAAGACGTCAAGATTAACGTCCTTCTTTGGAACCGTATGCATCAGTATCTCAAGGCCATCTATGGCGCAGATAAGGGTGTCTGGAAGTTGTTGGATTACCTCACATTCAAGCTTCATTGTGCCATGCTTCAAGAGAAGTCACAGTGGAAACTAGATGTGGAGAACACACAGAATGCAGTCGACGAACTGCTAGGACTGCAGCTGGAGAAGATTGAAGCACTTCGAGCAGCTATGCCAGAGGTCCCTGACATCGTCATTAAGAATAAGCCCAAGAGGTTTATCAACGCAGACGGCAACTATTCCAAACTTGGTATGGACTGGATGGCTCTTCTCTCTGAGAGGAAGTTACCCATGAGTACTGAGAGTATAGAAGTCGTAAGGGGTATGGAGCCCGGTAATCCTAATTCACCCGACCAGCTTAAGAACTGGTTGAACAGCCTTGGGTGGAAACCGGCGACCTTCAAGGAGGTTAAGGATAAAGAGACTGGAGACATCAGACGCATCCCTCAGATCAACCTTGAGCATGGCAAAGGAATTTGTCTTAGTATCAAGAAGCTGTATCAGAAGGAACCGTCACTCGAACTCCTAGATGGATTGTCTGTCCTGCAACACAGGATCGGTATCCTCAAGGGGTTTCTTAGAGACCAAGAAGATGGTTGGATCAAGGCTCAAGTAGCAGGTCTGACTAACACACTCCGTTTCAAACACACGACTATCGTAAATCTACCCAAGCCGGGTAAGCTACATGCAGAGGCCATTCGTGGTTCCCTGACTGTCGAACCCGGTTACATTCTCTGTGGCTCTGACATGTCCTCACTTGAGGATCGTATCAAGCAACATTTCATCTATCCATATGACCCCGACTTCGTCAAAGAAATGATGGAGGAAGGTTACGACCCGCACCTTTCCCTGGCGCTGGCTGCCTCTGCTGTGACTCTTGATCAGATAGGTAAGTATAAGTCAGGAGAAGACAAATCGATCTCTCCGATCCGTGACGTCTTTAAGAACGGTAACTATTCGTGTCAATACGGTGCTGGAGTAGCCAAGCTTGCTCGTACTGCTGGTATCTCTATGGAGACAGCCAAGACAGTCCATGAGGCTTACTGGAAGAAGAATTGGGCTATTAAGAAGATTGCTTCGGTCCAATTGACAAAGGAAGTAGACGGTCAAATGTGGCTGTTTAATCCTGTGTCTAAGATGTGGTATTCTCTTCGATTCGAGAAGGATATCTTTAGTACTCTAGTTCAGGGTACGGCGTCTTATGTTTTCGACAGATGGGTTCAGTTCATCCTCGAAGAGAGGGAACAACTTACAGGACAGATGCATGACGAATTCATTCTGTGTATCCGTGAGGGCTTCGAAGACGAATGCACCAAGCTGGTAAACAGGGCGATGGATCGTCTCAATGAAGAACTTAAACTTAACCGAGAACTGGCATGTGGCATTGCTTATGGCCACCGCTACTCAGAAATCCACTAAAGGTGTAATATGGACATTCTAGTTAAGAGTGTACTCGACTACATCCAGTCACAGGCTGGACATACTAATGCAATCCTTGCAGGAGGTGCTGTCCGTGATGGGCAGCTAAACCTTGAACCTAACGACTATGACATCTGTGTACCGAGTAAGTCACCAAAGGATATCGACCAGCTCCTCCTTGGAATTGGGGAAGAGTTTGGTGTCGAAACCCTGATGAAGTCGAAAGACTACGGGATCACTTCGAAGTCCTCCAGAAAGAAGTCTTCTCGGAGACTAAAGACTGACGGACAGAACCTGACTTCGGTCTATGGGTTCACCTTCGAGGGTAAGAAGATTGACATCATCGGTCACTTCTATGAAGACGACGAGGAGTTCGCAGACAACGTCATCGATAACTTCGACTTCGGTATCAACATGGTATACGACACGGGATCGTTTGTCTATGACAACAACCGTAACTACCGAGAAGATCGTGACTGGGGACAAATCTCCCTGATCAATCTTCTTGATATCACACAGTTGCCGAATGCCATGGTTCGCTTCAACAAACTGAACGATCGATTGAAGGCACAACACGGACGATCCTATATATTCCGTGCACCATGCCTTCTTCTGAATCACCCTAAGAAGGAGAAAGAGAGCCTTAAGTTTTCTGAGAAGATGATGTACTCTGACAGCTTCGATGCAGAAGAAGAAGACCTCCTTCCCGCAGGTCCTCCTGTAGGTTGGGCGAATGCACCATCACCAGCAGCAACACCAGCGACTGGACAGTTGTCACCTCAGGTATGGCATAATGCCGTTAATCAGCTGGGTGAATTCACACAGGCTCAGTCCACACATACACACTCTGTCACATTACCACCACTTACCATCACGGGAATTTAATTAACTAAAGGAGAACTACCATAGCAACTCGTTATTGCACACTCAAGGGTCACATCAAATGGGCCAAGGTTTACGATCCGGACGCCTTCATGGGCGCAGAGAACTGGAAGCTTTCTTTCTTCCCTGAGAATGAGAAGGAATGGGAGAAGTTCAAGTCCACTGGCCTACAGTTGAAGGTCAAGAAGGATGAGACAGACAACGCGGATTACTTCCAGCTTCGTCGTCCCACCAAGAAACTCATCAAGGATGACCTCATTATCTTCTCTCCACCTGAGATTACCGGTAAGGTACAGGTCTCTTATGTCGATGCAGACGGCAACAAGGTCCGTCAGTATAACAAGGCTGACAAGCTCACAGTGACCCGTCAGGGCGATCCGATTGAACTCGGTAATGGCACTCAGGTCCTAGTGAACTTCTCGTACTACGACACCATCAAGGGTCCGGGTCATCGACTTGAGAACATCACCGTCCTCGATCTTGTCGAATATGATCGTGATGCTCCAAAGGCAGAACCTGAGAAGAAGGAAGCACCTAAGGAAGAAGCCGAAGATCTCAAGAAGGATTTGAATGATGACATTCCTTGGTAATCTATTTGTAGGTTCATGTGTACTATTTCTAGTGGGGGCTTTCTTTGCCCTCATGGTTTATTTGACTGTAGCCCTGCCACCAGAAATTGGTCTTTTGGTTGTGGGTGGTACAATCTTCGTAGTTCTTGCGGCAGCCATTGGGGAGAGTATTAGAGATGGGTAATATCTATTCTGAATATCTCGTAGAGTTCGACAACGTCAATCTTGTTGTCTATGTCTCTGGCCTTAATCCAGACGGCTTCTGGGAAGAAACCGCAGTCATCGATGATGCAGAAAATCCGGAGAACTTCGCCGAGGGTTATGCCCAGAGCATGAGGGACGCCGGACTGTCTGCAAGCGTCGTTGAGATTACATTTGAAAGTGACAATGAAACTTCTGATTGATGCTGACGTTCTTATCTATACATCAGCAGCGACACACGAAGTGGCAGAAGAAGTCGAACCCGGTTATTGGACTTGGCATGTCGAAGAACGATTAGTTCAAAAGACTATCAGGGACAAGATCGATTGGCTCATGAAAAATCTGGAGGGCACAGAGTACCATCTGTGTCTTTCAGACGTCTCTAACTTCCGTCGTGATCTCGCTGGAACATATAAGGGGAAACGCTCCAACTTACGTAGACCGATACTACTAAAGAAACTCCGTCAAGACTTCATTGACAGGGGTGCCATTGTCTATCCTAATCTGGAAGCAGATGACGTCATGGGTATTCTTGCCACGACATGGGAAGACACAATCATTGTCTCTATTGACAAAGACCTCAAGACAATCCCCGGAAAATATTTCAAAGATACAGAACTAGGTATTCAAGATATTTCCGTGGAACAGGCAGACTACTACCACCTCTACCAGACACTCATTGGTGACGCTATCGATGGTTACGGAGGGATTAGGGGAGTAGGACCTGTAGCAGCCCATAAGATCCTCAAGGAACCCTCGTGGGAGGCTGTACTGAAAGCCTTTATCAAGGCAGGCTACACAGAAGACTATGCCCTCCAGCAGGCTCGTATGGCCCGCATCCTTAGGGCATCAGATTGGAACAACGAAACAAAGGAACCAATACTATGGACTCCCGAAACAGCACTAGCGTCTACTACGAAGACGACAATCCCTACATCATCCTAAAGGATGGTTCACAGAAGTTTTTCCCCAATCTCCTAGAAGCCATCAGTGGTCTCTATGATGAATACCATGGAGGCGTCGATAGCGAAGAGGAAGTTCAAGAACCCGAGTGAAGAGAAGTGCTTTAAGCACATCCAAGCAATGGTACCTAAGGTAGAATACGAAACTGTTAAACTCCCCTACATCGTGAAGCATGACTATATCCCTGATTATGTCGTGACTAAGAAAGATGGCTCCACTGTTTATGTGGAGTATAAAGGTAATGGGAGAGCTTTCGACAACACAGTCAAACGGAAAATGATTGAAGTCAAAAAGCAACACCCAGAGATTACAATCTATATCGTATTCCACACAGATGGTAAGTGTGGTCCTAAACGTAAGGATGGGACCTTCATGAAACAAAGTGACTGGGCTATTAAGAATGGCTTCGGTTACTGCATTGGAAAAGATGCAATTCCAAAGGAATGGTTTGAATGATTAGATGGCTCATCTTTAACTCTGTTACGGCATTCATTGTCGTATACCTACTCTATTACCTCAATGCATTCTCATGGCTTTTGACTAATGACCCAACTCACCTATCTCTCGTTATTGCCTCTGTATATGTTCTTGTCAGCTCTTATCTTGGCTATGGGACTTTCAAGGGGCGGCTTGATGCTGGGTTTCTCAATTGGGTTCCTACTATGCTCTTGGGGCTGGGGCTTATCGGAACTGTTATCGGCTTTAAGATTGTATTCGGTGCAGTGAATTTCTCTGACATCAAGACTGCCATCATAGAGCTAGTCGAGGGTATGTCTATTGCCACAACTACGACAGCCATGGCATTGAGTGCAGGTTGGTTGCTCGACCTACAGACTTGGTTTGTCACAGGAAGGACGGGAGATGCGAGGTAAGTTTATCCTCAGTTACCTAGACTTTCTCAACTGTCTCACCCTCTGTTTTGCAGCCCTCTTTGTCCTAGCCTATCTCAAAATGGCAGACGACAGCCAGAAGGGCAACATCATCGATCCAGCCCAATACATCATCGAACTGACTTGGTCCGAAGGGTCTCAGTCTGACATCGATCTGTGGGTGGCTGGACCGGGTGGTAACATCGTCAACTGGCAACACACAGACAGTGGTGTCATTGTTCTAGACAGAGACGACAAGGGTGTCAACAACACTGTGGATGGGACTACCAACCCTATCCGTAGAGAGGTTGCCACCATTCGTACCATCATCCCCGGTACGTACACAGTCAATGTTATGATGTTCAAGAACAGACAGTCAGAGACAGAACACCCAAGGGTGACTATCAGACGCCTCAACCCATATGTAGAAGTCGAAGAGAAAGTGTTTGAACTCACTGGTGACGGTGAGGAACTGACTGTACTGAACTTCGATCTCGACGAGAAAGGAAACATCGTGTCTAAGGATGACACTTATACGACACTGGTGAACACACAATGACATCTCTGGTATTGATTATACTCGGCATGATCTCTTGTGTCCTCATCACTGCTTCCTTCCACTTCAAGGAAGTCCTCTTTGCACTCCTCATCCCTGTCATCTATGCGACATACTTCCTTGCTGTCACGACAGTCCCCAACCTACTCGGATACGCCATACCAATGGAACAGGCACAGTTCGAAGAGGCCAAGGTCATTCATGTGACACAGACTTCCGATCTCATCTACCTACTAGTCTTTGTCAAGGGTGAGAAAGAGCCTCGATTGATTTCTATGGACAACACCTCTGAGAACCAAAAGAAGGCTTCTGAAATCTCCAAGAAGATCAAGCAGGGTCTCGTGGTCGTGAAGAAGGCTGCCAAGGGTAATGGTGGAGAAGCATCCAACAATAACGGTGAGGGAGACGGTGACCTAAATATCGTCCCTATCCAAGAACAAACAATAATTCAAAAGGATACATGATTGAGTAAAATCCATTTGGTCATTCCTGACCCACACGCCCATCCAGACTTCAACAACGAGAGGGCAGACCACATCGGGAAGCTTATCCTAGACATCAAACCTGATGTAGTCATTAACCTGGGTGACCAGTGGGACATGGCATCTATGGCTGGTTATGACAAGGGTAAGAAGTCCTTCTGGGGTCGAACATTCCGAAAGGATATCGAAGCAGGTCTGGACTTTGACGAACGTCTCTGGGACCCTATTCGTAAAGCAAAGAAGAAGCGTCCCTATGCAGTCTTCCTAGAGGGTAATCATGAACACAGACTTAAGAGGGCTATTGATCTCCAGCCTGAACTCGAAGGTACTATCTCATTTGGTGACTTTGATCTCAATCGAAACTATGATGAGGTTGTAGAATATACCGGAGGTACTCCGGGTACTACAGAGATTGATGGAATTCATTATGCTCATTTCTTTACCTCTGGTGTTATGGGCCGTCCTATCGGTGGTGAACACCCTGCCTATTCTCTTATCACGAAACAGTTCGTTTCAGCAACTTGTGGACACATTCACACTACAGATTATGCTGTTCGTACTGACCCTCGTGGTCGCAGGCTCCACGGGTTGGTGGCAGGCGTAGCACAGGACTTCTCTAGCCCATGGGCAGGTGAGGTCAATCATCTTTGGTGGAGAGGTGTTGTCGTAAAGAGAGAAGTCTCTAACGGAACGTATTCACCACAGTGGATCACACTAGACGCTTTGAAGAAGGAGTACGGAAATTGAGTAAAATTAAAGTCAAGGAAGTCGTCCGTAGGGTTGTCTCTAAGGATGGTCATGAACAGCGACTGTCGAATGTCACATCTGTCGACAACACAGGGTCTTGGACACGACTAGAATGTGATCAAGGATATGCCATCATCAATAATGCAAACGTCCTTATGTTTATCGTAAAAGGTGAAGTGAAATTCTGAAATGAATGACGATTTCGAAAAGACACGAAAAGACTTCAAGAAAAGAAATCGATATGCAGCCATTCTTAAGGATCAGGGGGACTTCAAAGGTGCCTTTGCCCTTAAGGTGGTAGACAGTAGGAAACAAGAATATAAAAGACAGAAACTCCGAACCAACGAGGTCCATGATGATCAAGACGAAGATTATTGATTTCGTCACCTCGTCTCTAGAAGAAATTTCATTCGAAGAACTTCTTGCACAGTTCGACCTGACTCCCGAGGAAGTATTTAATCTCCTCTATGAAAATGGCCACATCGATGAGGACGTCCTAGAGACGCTGAGTGACACGACATATGAATAACAAAGACCCATTCTCGGTCCACCTTCCTGTAGAATTGTTTGAAGACTGGATCAAACAGAACGGCGTCGATGATGGACAGATGACAGAAAACCAAGACGTCAACCTTAACAATATTAAATTTGATACAGACACCGGATATCTAATTGTAGAAGGTGATCTCAACACACGATTGGACTCATAATGAAACAGATTATTGGTACAGTGATTGCTCTAGGTGTTATTCTAGGTGCTGCATTCTATTCGATGCCAGCCAAGGCAGACACTCCACCACCTGTCACAAAGACACGACTAGTCATCAAGAATGACGGAGGTGGTGAACTCAATAAGTATATCCAGTCTTTTGCAGCGCTCAAGAATGAGAACATCGCTGTCAAGGTAGATGGTATGTGTGCCTCTGCATGTACTTTGGTGTCGTCAGAAATCTTTAGTCTTGATTGGTGTGTCACTCCGAATGCAGTCCTTGGCATCCACCATCCGTTTGCTTTGGATCAGGGTGGGGAGATTGTCTATAGTGTACCGGCCGCCGTCCAGTCTTACAAGATCTGGTCTGAGGTATTCTATCAGAAGTATCCCCAGTGGCTACGTAAGTTCATCGATGACAAGGGTGGAGCACCTGACGTATACAATGGTGCAGAGACCTCTGACATTCTCGAAGTACCATTCGATGAACTCTCGAAGCATGTAGGAGTCTGCAAATAATGGAAGTAACCTATGTAGAGGGGGCCGAAAGGTCCCCTTTTCTGTCTGAAAATTACGCATGGGCAGCTGGCCTCTTAGAAGGAGAAGGGTGTTTTTCTTATTTCAAAAAGAAGAATAGGAAGAATACATACACTTGTGCTATTCATTGTGAGATGACAGATGAAGATGTAATCAAAACTCTAGCAGATACGTTTCAAGTCGGTAATTGGTATCCTATCAAAAAGAGGGCTGATGACAAAGTACGAAAACAGTCTTGGAGATGGACCGTGTATAAACAAAAAGATGTCTTTGGAGTATTGCTGAAAATCTCTCCCTATATGCACGGACGACGGAAAGAAAAGATTGCACAATTGATTGAACACTTAGAGGAGAGAATTCTTGGCAGTTAAAGTTGTAGCATTTACAAAACCAGTGTCAGAAGAATTTGGAAATAATCTTTCTGAATTTATCGCATATGTGGCTCGTGTATCTAATCCTAGTAATCAGGGTAGTCATGACACGGCACAGAAACTCTTAGATTATCTTGAGAAGCATAAACACTGGTCACCATTTGAAATGGCAGATATCGTTTTGGAAATCGAAACGACTCGTGACATTGCAAGACAGATGTTGAGACATAGGTCATTTTCTTTTCAAGAATTTTCTCAAAGATATGCAGAGGTTTCAGAATTCTCTGAGACTAAAGAGGCTAGGTTCCAAGATAAAAAGAATAGACAAAATTCCCTAAAAGTCGAAGAAGAATTCCACTGGGTTAATGAGTGGTGGGATGAACAGCAACGTACCCTTCTAGATCAGATAGAGACTGTCTATAGAGATGCTCTTGATCAGGGGATTGCCAAAGAAGTTGCTCGTGTAATTCTCCCAGAGGGCTTAACTAAGTCCCGACTTTATATGAAAGGTAGTGTCCGTTCGTGGATGCACTATTTGTCTGTTCGACTAGATCCATCTACACAAAAGGAGCACAGAGAACTTGCCCAAGAAATTTCTGAGGCAGTCAACTCTGTATTGAAATAAATGGAAGGAAAATATCAAGTGGTGACATGGTACCAGATCTACGTCACGACAGCTTTTGATTGCCCATGGTGCGCAAAGGCTAAAGAATTGTTAGATGTCTACGGAAAGGACTATGTAATCTATGACATACATACAGACGATACAGCAAAGGAATTCTTTCTGGAAGAAGGTCATACAAAAGTTCCTCAAATCTACCGTGAAGAAGTATTGATCGGCGGCCATGACCTCCTCAAGGAACATCTAAGGATTAACCACAGTGTTAAAGCAAGACAAGAACACATCATTCAGGGTGATAGTTAAGTATACTAATGGGACTACCCGTACACACTACATAGTTTCTCGTAAAGATGCACTAGACTTTATTCATAATGAAGGTGACCACGTAGTGGACTTTAAGATAATTGAGAAGGAAATATAATGGGATTTAAGAAGTATCATGATTTTGTCGACTCGTGCCCACTCTTTGACGACCCTGCTCTGGGGCTACCCGGTGAGGTTGGTGAAGTCCTTGAGCTTGTCAAGAAGGATCGACGAGAGGGTGAACGAAAGCAGCCTATCAACAAGGAGAACCTTACTAAGGAACTCGGAGACATCCTGTGGTACCTTACAAAGGTTGCATCGTTGTATGATATTCGTCTGAAAGATATCGCAGAGACGAACGTCGATAAGTTGACCAAGCGTCACGATTTGAAGGGTTAAGAATGGATTATTCAAACACAGAGAATTATGTACTCAGTGAAATCTCTAAACTGGACCAACTCATCGAGAAGACTGAACGAGAACTCCTAGAGGGTCAGAAGATGATACTCGCCCGACAACAGGCTATCGTACAGTGGAAAGAGATGAGAGTGAAGTTCGAACAGGACCTAGAGAAGCTTAATGGATAAGGATGAATTGGATGCAGCGTTCGAGGCTCTACTCGAAGCCCTTGAAGAGTACAAAGAAGAGGGGCTGGACGAAGACGAATATGCCTGGCTCGACGAGTATCCCGAGGAAGACGAAGAAGGAGAATAAATGACGGGTAAGTATTATACCTATCTACACATAGATCCAGAAACAGATGAAGTTCTTTATGTAGGTATGGGACAGGGTACTAGAGCTTACTATTTTGGTACTAATCCATCCGATAAAACTCGATACGGTCACAGAGATGCTGAACACTCTGCACATCTTACTAGATTGTACGAAAGCGGACTTCTTCCCCATGAGTGGGTAGAATTTGTAGAAAATCATGTAGATAAAGAAACTGCGAAAGCAACCGAAAAAGAATTTATTGAAAAGTGTAGTCCGAAATACAATAAGAAGGCAGGGATAAAATCCCTCTTGTTTAGTGAACAAGAGGTTATTGCTATCCAACAAATGAGAAATGATGGTATGATTTATAGGCATATCGCAGAAGAGATGGGTTGTTCTACTATGGTTATCTATAGAATTTTAAACAACCAAAGTCCACGATATAAGGAGATGTTGATTGAAAGCAAGTAATACAGAAGGACCATTTAATAGTTACTACTCGGAGTTTGTGTATAAGTCGAGGTACTCTCGATGGATTGAAAGTGAGAAACGTCGCGAGAACTGGGACGAAACCGTCAATCGTTACCTCGATTTTATGTCTAATCATCTTAATACTAAGCATAAGTATGTTCTGGATAAGACCCTTAGGGATCGCCTATTTACTGCTATCTATAACCTAGAAGTGGTCCCATCGATGCGGTCAATCATGACTGCAGGACCTGCTCTACAAAGGGATAACACCGCTGGATACAACTGCTCCTACCTCCCGATTGACGACCCAAAGTCTTTCGACGAAGCTATGTACATCCTCCTATGTGGTACAGGAGTTGGGTTCTCTGTCGAACGACAGTATATCTCTAAACTACCGGAAGTCCCTGACACACTCTTTGACAGTGATACTACAATTGTTGTCTCAGATAGTAAGGAAGGTTGGGCAAAGGCTTACCGTCAGCTCATCGCACTTCTGTATTCTGGCGAAGTACCAAAATGGGACACGTCGAAGGTTAGACCTGCCGGTGCCCGACTTAAAACTTTTGGGGGACGAGCAAGCGGTCCAGGTCCTCTTGAGGATCTATTTCGGTTTACCATTTCTAAGTTTAGAGGAGCTGTGGGCCGACGTCTCAATTCCCTTGAGGCACACGATATTCTCTGCAAAATTGGAGAAGTCGTTGTGGTCGGTGGAGTCCGCCGTAGTGCAATGATCTCTCTGTCGAACCTCACCGATGGTCGTATGCGTACTGCCAAGGCTGGTTCTTGGTGGGAGAATGAGGCACAGAGGGCACTTGCCAATAACTCTGTCGCATATACGGAGACACCAGACGTCGGTGCATTTATGGATGAATGGTCTTCACTCTATCGGAGTAAGTCTGGTGAACGTGGTATCTTCAATCGTGTCGCTGCTATCAAGCAAGTCAAATCGCTCGGTCGTCGTGACCCTAATTTTGAGTTTGGTACTAATCCTTGCTCTGAAATTATCCTACGTCCCTACCAGTTCTGTAACCTCTCCGAAGTTGTGGTCCGATCTACAGACACTGTCGACACACTACGGGAGAAAGTAGAACTTGCGACTATTCTTGGAACGTTCCAGAGTACGCTTACTAACTTCCCGTATCTGCGCAAGGTTTGGCAAAGGAACACGGAAGAGGAGCGTCTGCTCGGCGTGTCACTTACTGGCATCATGGACAGTAGTCTCACCAACGGTAAGACCTCTGGTCTGGACAGCCTTCTTGAAGAACTTAAGAAAAGGACTGTGGAAGTAAATGCCGACCTTTCTGCAACTATTGGTATTAATGCTAGCACTAGTATTACATGTGTTAAGCCTAGTGGCACTGTTTCGCAGTTGGTGGATAGTGCTTCTGGCATCCATGCCCGGCATTCTAGTTACTACATTCGTTCTGTACGAGGTGATAACAAAGATCCTCTGACACAGTTTCTTACTCAGACGGGTATTCCTTATGAGGCAGACGTGATGAAGCCAGATCAGACTACGGTCTTCTACTTCCCACAGAAGGCTCCAGAAGGTTCTGTCACTCGTAATGAAATGACTGCGATCGAACAGCTTGAACTCTGGAAGACATATCAGCTTCATTGGTGTGAACACAAACCATCAGTCACTATCTCTGTACGTGAGAAGGAATGGCCAGCAGTAGGAGCTTGGGTGTATGATAACTTTGACCTCATCTCTGGCGTATCTTTCCTACCTCACTCTGACCATTCTTATCGTCAGGCCCCGTATCAGGAATGTGATGAAAAGACGTACCTAGAGTTTCTCGACAAGATGCCTAAGAGCATTAATTGGACAGATCTCTCGTACTTCGAGGCTGAGGACACGACTTCGGGTATGCAGACTCTTGCATGTAGTTCTGACGGGTGCGAGGTAGTAGACATTGGGTGAATGAAAACCTGATCTTGCAGCAATGAAGAAGGTTCATGAAGAACTTAAACATCTTCGTGAGATGATCCTTAGACCGAAAGAAGAGAGTATATTTGAAAGAATAAAGAAGAAATGAAAGTATTAGTCGCTTGCGAGATGAGCGGCAGGGTACGTGATGCATTCATCAAGAGGGGTCATGAGGCAATGTCTTGTGATCTCCTCGACACCCTAGTAGAGGGTCCACATTACAAAGGTAGTGTCTTGGATATCCTCTACGACGGGTGGGACCTAATGATTGCACACCCTCCGTGTACAGACATAGCCGTTTCAGGCTCTAGATATTTCAAAGAGAAGATAGCAGATGGAAGACAACAAAGAGCACTCGATTTTGTACGGACACTACTCGATGCCCCCATTGGAAAGATTGCATTGGAGAACCCTGTGTCAGTCATTTCAACAAATATTAGACCGCCAGACCAAATCATACAACCTTATCAATTCGGTCATGATGCGTCAAAAAGGACCTGTCTATGGCTCAGTGGTCTTAGGCCCCTCGTACCAACGTCGTTTGTTGAGCCGAGGATTGTCGATGGTAAGTGTAGATGGGGAAACCAAACCGACTCTGGTCAGAATAGACTTGGACCTTCCGAAGACAGAGCAGCAATCAGGAGTTTAACGTATCAGGGTATAGCAGATGCTATGGCTGAACAATGGAGTGATTAATGTCACAGATTAGAATGTGTTTCATGGGTGCGTTCCTAAGTCGGGACGAAGCCGAGATTTTCAGAGAAGAGTTCTTCATCGAAGAGACTCAGGAGGCAATCGACAATGGAGACCTTGTGGTTATACAGGATGATATCGTCTTTATCAATGCCCACTGGGTCGTCAGGATCATGGCGGAGAACCCGCAACAGGAGCTACCCCTTGAGTAAGTATAAGTACGAGACTGCTTTCGATATCCACAAGAATAAAGAAGTCATCGGATACTTTGATTTGACAGGAGTGTGGCATGAGAGGGAAGACGTGACAAAGGCAAAAGACATCCAAGTAGGTGGCGATCACTACAAGACCATGGCCATCCAGCCGGGTGAATATGTCGTCAAGAACAACATCGGTTGGTACGAAGGTAACGCCATCAAGTACCTCACCAGACACAAGGCCAAGGGTCAGAAGCAAGACCTAGAGAAAGCCATCCACTATATCCAGTTGGCGATTGAGGAATACTATGGAGAATAACACAGAAGACTTCATCCAGCTATATTCTGGAAGGGCATTCCATTTTGGAAATCCTCGTGTGGAAGAAGTTCATATTGAAGATATTGCCCATGCACTTTCCCTTCTCTGTCGTTTCGGAGGTCATTGTCGAGAGTTCTATTCTGTAGCTGATCACTCAATCAGATGTGCAGAAAACGTCCCTAAAGAGTTTCGACTAGAAGCTCTCCTCCACGATGCGACTGAGGCTTACATTGTCGATATGCCACGTCCTATCAAGTATGTACTTAAAGAGTATAAAGTAGTTGAAGACAATATCGATAAGGTGATCAGACAAAAGTTTGGTCTACCTGATACTATCAGTCCAGAGGTCAAAGAAATCGACGCAAGAATGCTTTCGACAGAACGACGTGATCTCATGAAACCGTCCGAACTCGAGTGGCACAAAATGTTAGATCCAATCGACCAGATTGTATACCCCCGAACACCGAAAGAAAGTTATAACGACTTCCTTGAGATGTTTAAAGAACTAAGCTAAAACGCAAAAGGCCCCGTAGGGGACTTCTACTTGTATCAGAAGATACAGGCGGAGGTTCCTTACGGGGCCTTTTTTTTTTGTTTATCGTCCA